TTGCGCCAGAAGCGCTGCCCATCTGGGGTCTGTAGCGCATCTGTCATTAGTACCCTGTGAATGGGCAAGAGGTACTCCCAGAAAATGCGCGCCGCCGCCCCGGTCGAACGTGGATCAACAGGATCTGCCCAAACTGCAACCTGTGTGATAGCGCGGTGCCCAACAAGCTTGTGGAAGATCTCACTCCATTGCACGTAGTACAACACGCGCAGGTGCTCAGTGGTCGTGTCAATCAGCGCGATGCGGTTGTTGAGCTTGATGAGCAGCAAGCCGTCATCATTCTCGAGAACCTCACCATCAGCCTTGAAGCGGGTTGCGATGCGACGGTTGAACTTCACATCATCGAAATCGAATTCCGTCGCATTGATGGACTTCGGCATCTCGAAGAGCAGTTTTTCAAGCAGCATGAACAAGCTGGGGTACTTTGTGAAGGGTTACTGATTTATTGGTCAAGATGACATCATTAACCTGTAGTTCATCTACCCTACGCCAACACTTCAGGTCAGGCAGCCAAATGCGGTGATTGCCCGTTAGCGGCGGGAGAACCGTGCCATCCTCTAGAGTCAATTGAAACCACTCATAGGTGCGCTCGGGCATCGAATTCTTCACACGGGCTTCAATTTTCTTCCACTCTTTCTTCTTGGTGGTCACATTATAGGACAATACCTCTCCTTCCATCTGACCATCAACAAACTCTCCAATGGTCACAGTTCGTCCATCTTTGAGCTCAATGGTCCAGGAAGCTGACAAGCACCCGTCATATTTATGATCCGCTTGACATGGAAATGTGATACGTTCCAAGAATTCTTCTGGTGAATCACATTTGTCGGCGAGCATCACCTCGAAGGTGGGAATCTTGTTAGTCTTGTGAATCTTGTTGAACGTATCTGCAGAGAAGCCAGCCTTCAGATCCTTATCGAAGATGCGTGCGATGTACTCGTGGGCATCACACGGGAAAAGTCCGATTGCTTCTGTCACAGCAGCCCGTCCAGCATCACCAGTCAACTCGCGAGCAGCAAGCTTGTCGCAGATTTCGAAGAACTTATCATATTTGACTTGCGACATCGTGCAGTTCGTGCCTTCCTTCGGCATCTCGTACTTACGAACGCCGAAGACGCGAAACGGATCCATCGCGTAGTGAATCAGCTTCTGTGCGGTTGCATCTGCCTTTGACAGGGCTGCCCTGATGGCGTTCTTGGTTCCTGCACCGGTAGCTTCTTCACATGCGCGAATGACTTCAACAAAATTGGACATAGTTTCCTTCAGATGTGTTTGATTCGGATGTTGAGGTCTGAGCGCTCTTCTTCAGTGAGACGCATGATTTGCTTCATGATGCGTTCGACGCGGTCGATCTTGTTCTTTCGCTTGGCGCGAGCGATCTTCTCGATCGAGGAACAGTCGTAGGTGTGCTTGACGTGCGGAACAACCTTGAAAAGTTCCATGACGTCCTTCCACTCGCTACCATGTGGCATGAGGCGCTTCTTTCCGGGAGCAGGCTTGTTGACCCGACGATTGACAAGGTGGGCGACCTCATGCGGGACAACATTCTCGATGTAGTGATCCTCGTTTTCGACGAGGAGAATTAGGTTGAAGCGGAGCAGCCACCTTTGATGATAAGCGAGACCACCCATCCAGGACTTGATATCGTAGCGAACCTCGGGCCACTCGAATTTGACACCATACTTTTTCTCAGCAATCTCGAAGCACGCCTTGATCTTGTCATCAACGCGCTTACGAAGCTCTGGTGTCAGAAGCTTAAAGTGATCTTTCATCAGGTGTCCGTCAGCAGATGATCTATTTTACCACATTGAAGCGCTCTCGTTATTCTCCATAACGAGAGCGTGGAAGACTATGATCAGTTCTTCTTCCAATCAGCGAAACCGATTGTGATCGACGGCACCACCGAGATTTCGAGGTCGCGTTGCATGTCTTCTGGTGCCAACATGCCATTGTAGCCAGCATCGCAGAACTCCTCGAAGATTGCTGCGGCCTGTTCCTCATTATCACACTCAATCGTAACGGGAACCATCGCGGTGAACTTTGCCATTTGAAAATTTCCTTTCGTTTGTTTAACCGATGAAGCTATTATACATCAACCCAGGACAATGTACATAGTTAAAGTGTAACAGTCTGTGTAATTTGTAACAGGTTTGTAACAGGTTTGTAACAGGTTCCTGTTTTTATTTCATGATCTGTTTAAACAAAAGCGGGTTCTACTAATGAGATAGTAGAAATCTGCAGGTATAGCTCTGATTAAATAGCCTTACAGGACTACAACAGGAAGAATATTCAAAGATAAAAGGAGACGTTAGTTGGCAAAAAAGAAAATCCCTCACCTTAAAATCGAACTGATAAACGATCGAGGAAACCTACTTTACCTAGCGCTTATTGAGTATAAGCGAGAAGAATACCTATGCGTAATTGACAACGTGGCGCCTTCAGCGATCGGTGCCTATGTGCTCGACTATGCAGAACAAGAGGGCGTTCCAGTGGCCGACTTCTTGGCATTGGTCACACGATGGTTCTATGGGAACAGTGAACGACATCCGTTAAGCGTTGAAATCGCGCGTGGCGGCCTGACAGAAAAACTTGCGCCAATCTATCGAACATTTGACACGACATACGTATCACGAATTGTAGGCAATGCGTTCTTCTATGACGCGATGAACAAGACTAGGGTTCGACGCAGACGCGTGAACCCAATCCCAGAAGGCGTTGCAATACGCCTGAAGAAACCAGCAGAAGCGTGAGAAGGGCCATTAATGGCCCTTCTTCTTACTTTAGGTTATAGACAAACCGCAGAAGACTAAGCTTCCATTTAGTAAACTCCTCCTCCAGCTCAGGCGTCCGTTCCTGCAAAACCGACTTAGCAACTGCCTCATCCACCTTCGAAAAGATGGTTTCGAGGTACGCAGTCGCCTCGTCAAGAGGCATTTCCCCGTTCTTTACTGCACGTAGGAAATCCGCGTTCGGGCGAGGAAACTTTAGTGATCCCGTTTCCGACAGTTCGAGGACCTGCTCTGTAATACGCATCGCGTGACTCAGAGCCTTCCAGTCGACACCCTCTCCTTCGAAGTCAGCAACTCGTTGTCCGTAGTTGGCAAGAGATATCTTCATCGAAGCGATCACCGTCTCCCACTTGTTTGTCAGCGGGAACTTCTTTCCACATACGTCCAACGCGGGTGCATTGACCAACCCACCTTTGGCATTCGCAAGCATGGTGTCCTGCACAAACTTCAGTTGCTTGAGTTCTTCGAGGAACAATGGAGCATCGAGAAGCTTCATCTTGCGCATCATCTCAGGCGCGCGCTCCTTCAATCCCAATGTTTCAACGAAGTACCTTTCAGTTTTTTCTACGAACGCCTTTATCGATGTATAGCGCTCAGTCTTCAGCCCGTACATCCGTGACTGAGCCACCACGTATCCCACCATCTTCTTGACATTGTTGGTTGTAAAGGTGTTCACCAACCTCTGCATGTTCTCCTTCCAGAAATACCACTGTGTTGTAACTCCCATTCCTTCCGAAGAAGATACACCTGGATCGAACTCGTGTAGCCCTTGTGCGGTTGCAAACGCAACTTCAAGAGCGTACGTCTGCCCGCTGAAGAAATCGTCAAGAAACACCTGAAGTGGGATGTATTCGGTTTCCTTTTCACCCGCAACCATCTTGTCTCCAGCCTTCAGCCCTTCTGGTTTCTCCTTGTAGTTGGTAACCTTCTTGTTTAGTAAGAGGTTATCAAGCGCTGGCAGACAGATAGCCTTGTAATCAAGGTCTGATTGAGGTCCAGCGGTTCCGTAAAGGTGTGATCCAGACAACACCTTAAAGAGAACGGTTTCCTTATCTATAACCTTCACTCATTTCTCCTTAATCACTACCAAGAAGGCTCTTACCTACCAAAGGTAGAGGCGCGGTAATTTGCAAGCTTCTTTATCATGTCAACATTTCATCGCTTCAGACATGCGTGCTAGACGTTCCCTCGCCATAGCTTTACCGATTTCAGCGCCACTCAAATGCATGTACGGAGCTGCGCTAACCTTCCGACCAGCCTTTACAGCTTGTCCCAACAGCATCATCGGAATCGGAAACGATTCACCCGCTAATTCAGCAATTGACATCGCTTTCAATAGATCTGGGACGTTCATTGACTGCGCATCCCAGGCGCGGATGCCATTAAAAAACGCCAGCACTTCTTGAGGCGTCACGTTCATCGACATTTCACGCACTGCCCACAGATGATCAGTCAAATTCTTAACGCGTGATGGAATTGCATGTGACTTCTGCGTTCGACTCGGGTGTGAAGCAACAGCCACGAAGTACATCAACGCTTCTGGTGCTGACATACCCTTCACCATCATCTTGTTAAGAACGCCCATTAATCGCTGAAAGTCACTTGTGACCTTCGCTGCACTAACTTCACCAAAGACATCTCGGAAGAACTTGACTTTGATCAGAACACCAAAGTCCCACAATGCTGAATAGAAACGGCACGGGTCATTGGATTGCTCCATGACCTTTTCCATTTCAGCCCATAAACGTTCATCAGCTAGTTTATCCATTTCACCGCTGTCAACCAACGACACTGCCAGTTGGATAGTTTCAGTCGCGATGCTGAACTTCTCAAAGCGAGCGAAGAAACGAGCCAGACGAATCACGCGCAGCGGATCTTCCTTGAAAGCATCTGACACATGGCGCAGAGTTAGTGATTTCAAATCGGTTAGACCACCATATGGGTCAATAATTTCACCGGTTTCCAGGTCTTCTGCCATTGCGTTTATCGTCAGATCGCGGCGATACAGATCTTCTTCTAACGTAATGCTTGGATCAAACTCGACAGAAAAGCCCGTGTATCCGACGCCTGTCTTGCGCTCCTTTCTGGCCAAGGCATACTGATCGCCGTTGACTGGATCCATAAACACGGTGAAGGATTCACCTACGTTCTTGTAACCTAGAGCTTCCAGCTCGGCAGGTGTCGCACCAACAACCACGTAGTCGCGATCGTTGTTCTCAACACCCATTAGTTTATCTCTGACTGCACCACCAACCAGATAGAATTTCACAGGGAGCCTCTTTGTGATTTGGAGCAATTATTTTAAGCTACAGGGATTGTCCCATAGTTGATATGATCTCGAAGATCTTCCAAAGCATCATAGCGGGGCCCATGCTTTTTATGGCTTGAAGCAAAGGATGGCCAAAAGAAAACCAAGGCACAACAAGACAGTAATAAAGTACAAAAATGTTCCGTTTTTCATATGATTCCTTTAGAGATAAGATGAAGCTGAATCACGATGACCATGGCGTAAGCGATGGCATGTGATTTCTTGAACGAGTAGCCACTTTCATCCGCGGCGTACAGGATTCTTCGAACCGCATCACGCTGGGTTCTGTACAATTTTGCGTATTGCTTCTTGCCCGGTCGAATAAGGGCAAGAACATCAGCAAGTTCCTCAATGTTCTTGGGCTTCACAGCAGTTAAAATGTCGCCATGGTTGGAGAGTTGGAAGAGTTTTTTCTGCTCAGATGGAAGAGTTAACAGCCCCCAATCCGGCTCGACCTTTAACAGCTCATCAATTTCCGCGCGAGACTGAAAGTGATCGTACACCCCAAGATGAAGGAAGTCAATCTTGTAGTACCCAAGTTCCTCGGCATCCTTGTATGGAATTGCCGACAATCCGGTGATAGGATCCTTGGTAATGTTCTGTGGATAGACGCCACATGGATGTGGGTGAAGATCTTCGTTCTTTACGAGTGAAGCGCGCACCCATGGGAACAAATTCTCTGGCTTGAAGGATGTTGGGAGGTCAATGTCAACGTCCATTAAAGTCCAAGCTCCTTCACAATGTGACGAATATCGTCGAGCACCTTCTTCTCTTCAGTGAAGCGTTCCTGCCAATAGTTGGCATTGACCACCGTGTTAAACGCTGCAAGCTGGTGCTTGTCGAGAGTCTTCAAGAGAGAACCAAAAGTGGGCGAACAGAAGAGCAGCCACGGAGTCAAACGTCGTTGACGAACCAACGACAACACTTGTTGAGCACCAAGCTTCTCGAAGACATTGGAAAGAGAGTACCCTTCTTTCTCGCAAATGTCAAGAAGGTAGTTGATGGAATCCTGCACCTGCTCAATAGGATCAGATACCTTGTCCATGTAATCGAGATAGACCGAGTAGCACTGATCCCTACACCAAAGGATAGGCAGAATGTCAGCCTCGATCATAAGCGCCATGTATCGCTCGGGCTTTGAGATGTTAGCGTCTTGAACCAACTGCGCAAAGTTCAAGAATGAACGGTAGAACTTAGACTCCATGAAAGCAGCAGCACTAGGCTGACTGTATTTCTTCATTCGCATCCACTCGCGGTAGAACTCGAACGCGGCCTGTCCAATAGGCGTCATTAGTTCCTGCGCCCTACGCTTAGGTTCGCAGTGATGCTTCATGAATGTCAGCTCATTTTTGAAGCGATGGTTACAATAATGACAATGCCAGTTCTTAGCCCGGGCAAGGTTCATCTCTGCGTCCTCAACGGGGACGCGTCGAGCTGCAATTTCTTCAGCATTCAATAGACGAAACTCTGTTGAGTCGGCCCGGGATGACCTCGATTTCTTCACCTTGATGTGTCCACCCTGGAGTTGTTGGCTCTCCGAGCTCTCGGAAGCGGGCAATGAATTCACGAATGACATGCTCATCGATGTGTTGTGTATTTACAGTAGCCTTAACACCCACAGAAACAGGTCCATAATCCTTAATGGTGATCGAAGGACTCGCAATCCGTGGAACCTTTGCTAGCTCACGACACACCTCAATTTGTCGAGCGATGTGACGATAATTGAACTCACGATCCTCATCACTGTAGTCAAACGTGAAGATCTTGCCGTGCTTGGGATGCATGACGGCCTTTATGCTGCCTTCGCGGAGATCGCCCATCTCCTTGCATACGATCTCGTATGCAGCATTGTCATCCTTTTCCATCTCGCTATACTCAAGGGTGGTCATGGTGACCGCAAAGTAACGCTTTAGGCGGGTGTGGAAAAAGCGGAAGTCAACCCAACGCCAGGGGTTTTCAGGCTCGTAGACGTGATTGCAATAGAAGTCACCGTTGTAGGAACAGTCAGGATATTTGCGCATCAAGTTACGAGCACGAATCCATTGTGCCTTTCGCTGCTTTCGGTTCTTCTTGTTGCTGTTGCCGCATGAAAATCGCTTTGTCATATCAGACATTCCTAGTCGGTGTTACGTAGATTTCTTCTAGCGGAAGGATACGCGCGTTGTTCTTACCCACCTCACTTACAAAGCTCTTGTAGATTGCAGCCGTGTGGCCTGAAGTTCCATAGTTGTTTTTGTGACACCTGTACAAAGAACCACTTATGTTGGATATGACATAGATGTCATTGTCTAAATGGATTGTCTCGATGCCTGAGCTCAGCCTCCACGAAACGCCGCCTACGAAATTACCATACCAACCGGCCAGAATCTTTTTGATGATTCCAAAATTATACTTGATCTCGACAACGACCCAAACATCGGGCGTATACTCATGCATCTTTATATTCCTTTTCAAGCTTCTTAATGTCATCCTTCTGCCATCCAAGCTCTTCAGCCATTCGCATGACTTCCTCTTCGGTTGGAAATGGGTTCAGTAGCTTCACCTCACGGGTAGACATCTCATAGTACTCGCTAACTGCTCGCAAGGCCAGCACGTTCTTCTTTTTGCTCTTGATACCCATCCAGTTGTAGCGACGAAACTGCTTCGATGATGCTGCATGAAGAAGCTGCATCAAAAGGTGCGGGTGATTGCCAAGACTAAACACATATGGGTTGACCACTTCATTAAGCATCATAATCTGTCGTTCATCGCTTGTGCCTGACATCCAACGCATCACAACGAGAGGCGCGAATCCCTTCTTCTCATCGTCAGTTAGCTTTGCATAGATGTCACCGCTCTTCGAGCTGTTGAGCTTTCCCAGCAAATCAAAGATGTCAAGACGAAATGTTCTTTCTTTCATTATCCCATTCTAGAATTTCTTTTAGTGGCACACTATAAACATCACTTGAATTGCTGTTATCAGACCAGATTATTCTAACAACCCAGTCTTCTATTTCAAGATTAGCCCATTGCTCAAGGGTTAGTTCTCTCTTTAGAGAGACGTCCCATTGATGAAACTCGCACTTATCATAGTGAAAATTATATGTGCCACTACGTTCATGATACTCTTTTACTAGAGTATTTAGTTCCTCTAGATGATCAATATGCGTCTTTGTTCTAAGACGAATAATTTCAGCAGCCGCTTCCTCAAGAATATTCGCTATCCTATCAGGCTTCCCTTCCTCAACACTTTTGCGTCCAGGAATCTGTCGGCGAATCTCAGCTCGCTTCAACAAGCGATATACAAGATCATTTTCGTTCATAAGTCCTCTACCATTCTTCAAATTCCAAACGTTGCTGCTCGCGCTCGTCATCATAATCAATTGGTGGAACATCATCCGGATTATCAGCGAGCTGCACACGATCGGCAATAAAGTCGGCCCAGGCGTGAAGCAGCTTGCGCACGCTGTCACGGCTCATCATCTCATTGTGCGCGATGAGATCACCATCCTTGTTGAAAAGGATTTCAAGCTGACCGAAACCACAACCATTCCAGCTCCAATCAAAAAACGTTTGCCCGTAATGGACACACGTTACCTGTGGTGTATTAGCGTCATGAGTCGCTTTTTGGTGTTTTTCTGGTGTCATTTTAGAGACAAAATGAATAGGTGGCACTTGATAATTGCAAATCAAAGTCTTGACAGCTCGATCATAAGGGCTGCAATGTTGATCTCCGTATCAGCTACGATGGAGTGCTTGTAAAGATAGTCGGCAATCACGACAATTGCATCTTCCTTGTCCTTGACCTTGAGCTTGTCAATGTTGTCATAGAGAAATCGGAAGACGTCTTCATGTTCTTCTCGGGTTGCCGACTCACAAACCAGCTTTCTCGCCTTCTTGAAATCACCACTCGAGATTGCATCAAGGAGTCCAAACTTCCAGTCTGACGCACTTGCGGATACATGTGATGGTGGGAGAAGCTTCTTGTCTTGCGAATTGCTTTGCAGTAGTTGAATGGTTTTGCGAATATCGGGATAGCCAACATCAATGTAGGTGAGCAGATCTTCGGGTTCGTATGCAATACCTTCCGTCTCAAGTATATCAGCCATGTGAATGGCTACCTTCTCCTTGTCAGGAGCGCGGAAGTAGAACTCTTGGAAGCGTGACTTCAGCGGAGGGATGACTTTGTTCGCGTAGTTGCATGTAGCGATGTAGCGACACGATGACTGCGTTTCCTCGATGAGACTGCGAAGAAGCGCTTGACCATCTAGCGAGAGGTAGTCGATTTCTTCCAGACGAACTATCTTGAACTTGCCGATTGGCATCGTCATCGCGAAGGAAACAACCTTGCTACGAAGCGCGTCGATCTTTTCGTCAGAACAGTTGATCTTCAAAACGTCTGCTCGGTCAACACCAAGATCACGGACGAGGGCAAGTGAGATTGTCGTCTTGCCGGTGCCTTGAACACCAGACATGAATAGATGAGGGATGTCGCCATCCTTTACGAAGGAAGCGAACGCTGCGCGCTGACGCTCATCTTGAAAGATCACGTCGTCGATGTGCTTGGGGCGATAGCGTTGAACCCAGATTGAAGACTTCATGTGGTCCTTCTAGAAATAACTAAGGGCGTTGATAATGCATTATACACCAGCAACGCCCTCAAATAAACAACAATCAGCGACTTGCTGGTCGTCCTGACGGTCCGCCTACTGAAACTGTTTCGCCTTCATACATTTGACGGAGTGAACGGATTTGGCGTGTATCATCGTCCCCATCAATGATCACATCACCTGAGCGAGGATCGATTGAGTCGAGCGATGACTTTCGAACGATCGGCTTTTGAACCTGCTCAAGCGTGATTACTTCTCGCTCTTCTGCGGTCGGTCTAACAGGCTCTGGATCGTCAACGACGCTATCACTAGCACCGTCATCGCGAACATTGGGCTCATCTTGAGGCACTTCATTTGATACCTCTTTTTTTGTCACGGTCTCTGCAACAACCGTAGCAGGCGTCGCCTCTTGTTTTGGGGGATCTTCTACTGTTGAAGGGGTGAGTACCTCATAGATTGGTTCTCTTGGTTCGTGCGAGTAGAGGGCGCTGTCATCGTCGACAAGAGTATCTGGAAACTCGCCACCATGCTTTGCTGGTTCAAGCGTGTCTAGAGCTGTAGATAGTGGCATCGTCTCTTGACTGAATGATGACACTTGCTCTTTGGCAGGAACATCTTCCGGAAGCTTTAGCTTTGGTAGATCGGCTGGCTTCTTGCGCTGCTCAACCAGGAAGTTACCTGCGAGCAGCAGAGAGATAGCAAGTGGGTCAAAGACAAAGATGATGACGAGGATGAGCCACTTCACGGCTTCTTCAGGCGTCGTATTGAACGCTTGGGCGACGTAAAGGATAGGACCTACCTCAACGTTTTTCTTGATGGCCTCAACCTTTAGGGCTGGCAGTTGCTTGTCGATTTCAGCTAGACGCACTGTGACTTGCTTCTGTTCGTCCTTGAACTGGTTAATCATTCGAATCCGCTGTGAGGCACTGAACTTATCTGGCAATGAAGCTATCTGCTTGTCAATTTCTTCCTTGCGCTTTTGAAGTCTGCTTTGTTCGTCGGTCAAAGCTTGAAGAACAACCGACTGAGAATTAGTATGTGAGATGGCTTTCTGGAATTCACCGGACAAGAAGCCAAAGACACCTGCTGATGTAATCATCATCAGCACGAGGGCTGCTGTGGTCATGTACGTCTTCATCAGCGCGCTGATCTTCGCCCAATATTTGTAGACAAAGGAAACAGCGACAACCTTACCGAGGTCAAGCGCGACGGCCATCGTGATGATGATCGGATTTGCTGCGAAGAGAGCCGACAATCCTATCACTGACACATATGTGCCTATGCCCTCAATGAGAAAGGCCGATAGAAAGACTAGAATTATGAAAAACATTCACTGGTCCCTAGTAGACGCGTAGAAGTCGTAGGAGATAGCATCGAGATCGTCACTCTCATAGATAGCGATAACTTGTTCTTGGTGTGAACGCCAAATCTTAACACCATCGTATTCAAATCCCTTCTGCCACTTCAACGCCGCGATTAGAACTATATCACCTACCTTGAAGTCGGTCACACCTTCTCCAATGGCAAGTACCTTGGCAAAACGTGCAAAATCACCCTGTCTGTCGAGATCAGGTGCTGCATTGGGCAGAAAGATCATGCCCTTATTCTTTTGTGTAAAGATACCTTTCTTCGTTTCATTGATAAACGCGAACAAAAAAGAGGTACCCAGTGGCCTAACTGCCATATCGATCTCCTATCTGATGTGATGCAAAAGTTTATTCTTCAGATGCTTCGCCAGCAGCTTGCTCAGATGCTTGCACTGCTTCCATAGCTATGGCAAGCGCAGAAGGAAGCTCAGGAGCGGGGGCTGGTGCAACCTGTCTCACAGTCGACTTGATGCCATCCTTTTCGTCGATGAACTTTCGACGCTGTTCGACACCAACTGGAACTGGAGTGGTAGCGAGTTGTTGCTTGATCTTGAGCAGATCGAAGTCCACAAGCTCGCCGCGGGCGCTGCGTGCTCTCTTTGTCATGCGGGGTTCTCCAGAAAAAGTCTATTTGATAAATATGAGTTACGTTGTAACCTCTTTATTTATGCTCGCCCCGGCGCTTTTTAGTCGTGGAAGAACTCGGTTAGTGGAATCCCGAACTTGATCGGATCTACTTTGTGGAGATCTATTAGGTAGAGAACAAGAGAAGC